CCAAGGGGTCAATGTGTTTTGCATGGGGGGTTTCTCCGAAGGTGAAGGAGCAGAAAGCTCCAGAGGGGGTAGCAGTTATACCAAAAACTTAGGAGCTATAAGGCTCTGGTTTATCTTTATTTTCTAAGTAAGCGGTCACTGTTCTAGATGGATGGATGTCCTGTGTTTCATCTACATAAAGCACACCATCTTTAAGCGGATAACCATACACAGTTTCTAGAAAGTTTAAGAAGCTTTCTACCACCTTGTGCCAAGTTTGTCCCTCTGACACAGCTATCTGCATACCAACAGAATTGTCTGTTTGGTAATCGTTTTTAAAATAAAAACTATAATTGTCCATGTTAGTCTTCAAAGAGTGATGGGAAGAGAGAGGATAACACAACTTTGCATTGCTGTGCAATCTCTCTGTGTTCTTTTTGTGTGGAAACATCACATCGAATGTCAACATAATGCAACCAGCTACGCAGGGTGCCATTCATATACATGCGAGACATAGCTAGTCCCTCAGGCAACACCTTCCTAGCCACCTCCTTAGCCATGCCCTGCTGTAGGGCTAGCTTGTAGGCTTCTGTAGACTTCTTCCACACAGCAGCTTGTTGCTCATCCCACCAGCGTTGAAGCTCTCTGTCTTGGGTGGGTATGCTGTTCTGCCTGTTCTTGTTGTCTTGCAACCTAGCCTCACCCTTGTCCCAATTAACCACCTCAGCATAGCGTTGGCTAAACTCTTGGAAGCTAAAGCTTCTGTGCCTCAATATTTGCCTAGCAATGTCTCTGGTGGTTTCAATTTCCATACAGACATTGACCATCTCAAAAGGACTCCAATGTTTGTGCTTGATGAGATAGGCTAAGAGTTTAGGGGCAGTGGTAGGGTTGTCTTGATTCTCTGGATTGGACACCCTAGCCATGTAAGCCACTAGGTTTTCAGCATCTGATGTTACCCAGATAAGTTTAGAAGTCCCCATTGCTTTCCTCTACATCTTCAATGTATCCTGCTGCTTCACTAGGTATCATGTAATAACCCAGCAAAACTTTACAGGCTTCTTTCACTTGGTGTTGGAAAACAATATCATCTTTGTGGCTAGAGAGAGATTTAAACTGTGTCTCAAAGGTGTCTTTAAGGCTGTCAATAACTATGTCATTAATCTGATCATCGTTCATAGGCACCAGCTTGTTGTCTTTCTTTTCTTTGTTAGCATACTCAGGGGTATACAGCTTGCCTTCCTCAATTGATTTAGACAACATAGTAACAAAGCCAAAGTTAATCAGCACCTGCATAGCATCTTTGTCCATGTCTATAGTGCAATCAGCACTACCATCTTCATTCTCTTTAACAACTTGAAAATCAATCTTCATTTCTTTTTCCTTAAAAGTTTTTCTTCTGTTGTCTTTTCTTTGTGGCAGCTACGGCATAGCACCTGCAACTTATCCACCTCACAGAAGATACGATCAATGTAGATGTCCCAGTTAATAAATCCTTTGGCAGGATCTACCACTGGATTGATGTGGTCAACTTGCACATCAGCAGCTACATACTCTTCACTACACATGGCACACTTATAATGCTGTGCCAGCATGCCTGTCTTCTTATTCTTCTTCCTACCAATTAACGCAGCCTTCAACGCAACATACTTAGGAGGCCACCTGCGAGAGGCTGCTCTAAGGGCTGATGTTACAAAGCTACGAAACCTAGCATCTGTCCACTGTCCATCATTTCTTATCTTGTTCAATGGGTGTGTCCAAGATGTTGGACATGTCGGCACTGCTCTGTTCTTGTGAGAACATATCCTGAATAATGTCTAGAGCTTCTTCAAGATCTAGAGCAACAAACTCAGCAGAGATTTCTAAACCTTTATGGGTTTCTTCATACTGCACAATGAAACCATTAGAGGCTTGTCTGATGTTGACAACAAGGGACTCATTCATTCTAGTCCCTCAATGTCAATGTGATTAATCACCAGTTCGTTAACATCAGACAGAGCGTCTTTGATTGGCACTTCAACATATTCTCTGATGGTTTCCTCATCAATATATGTTGATAGCAAATCAAGAGGGTCGATGTATATTGTCATAGACACTTCCACTTTAATCATTCCATCTTCTCCAAGCGTGTGTCTACAAGCTGAGCATATCCAATAATGTCATGCCAACTATCTCTGTAGAATGGACAGCCATTAACAATACGGGCAACCTTGTTAAATATCATGTCTAAGCTTTCAGCCATGTCTGGGTCTAGCAGATGATAGTTTGCCCCACTTCTCGCAACTTGCTTAAGGTCTTGAGCAATGGTGGCTAGCCCCATGTAGGTGCCATACTTTCTTCCACGCTCATCTAGTGTTTCAGCTATGTTCATGTTAATGTTTTCCTCCAATTGTGGCTGTGTCTGGTGTCAGTACAAACTCATCACTAAAGCTATTATGATTTAGATCGAAGTCCACTTCACCAACATCACCATAAAACTTGTTGCAATGCTCCATGATTAGGTGGGCTATGTCAGCATTCTTTTCCATGAATGGAAAGACAGAAGCAAGCAACACACCCATAGCAATGAGCTTGTCAATGTCTTCCTTGCCCATAGTGACAGGGCCAAACCCACTTACCAGCACTTCAAAATCGCCGTCCCATTCAACACCACTCTTGTGGTTGGGTCGTAAGATGACAGCAATGTCATTGGGTTTTATCTGTGTGTCTTTCATACTGTTTCCAATAGTGGTGGTGCCCATGTTTGTCCTTCATAGCGTCTAAGCCAGAGCAATATACCATTCTCTAGTACACGCTCTTCATCGCCCTCATAAGCATCAACACATATCTTGTACATGTCTTGCTCAGATACAGCTTCCTTCATCATTTTGTCTGCTGTTATGTTTCCAATGCCACGCAAACCAATGATGTTGTCTGCACTGTCACCAGTGAGTATCTGCTTATAAAAATTGTATAAGCCTTGTTCTGCTGTGATGTAATAGTTTCTTTTGTTAACAAAGTTGTAGTGCCATCCCTCAATCTGGTCGAGGTCTTTATCTACAGAGGAGATGATACAACCACCCACAAGCTTTGCTGCTTCAATAGCTATAGCATCGTCAGCTTCTTGTCCATCAACAACAACAGCACCCCACTCCTTCACCATGTGCCTTCGTAGGGCAGCTAAGTGTTGGGGTTTGGGTGCTGTGCGATTGCCTTTATACACGGCTGTCTTTGCCACATCAAGCCTGAAATTATCTTTACCTGTTAGATAGAGTTTCCAAGCATCAACAAAGCAACCAGAAAAAGTGTTGTCCACCCCGCACATAAGGATGTCAGCGATATAACTATTAAGAGAGTGCTTAGCAGTTGTTTCGCTTTCTTCCTTACATGCGAAAGCAAGTCGATAACCAATAATGTCGGCATCAACTAAGGCTATCATCAGTCATTAGGCTGATCAAGGGGCAATGAAAGCTGTGCTTCCTTAGCCTTGGCTTCTTGCTCAGCAGCCTGCACTTGAGGAGCAGCTTGTTGCTGAATGGCAGTGATGTGCTGTGCAGAATATTCAAAGGGAAGTTTTCCCAATCCTGTCAGAGCAGCATTCACAGTTTCAATATGGAGATCAAGTTTGATTTGCATTACAGTACATCCTCATCGTTAGAAGACAAGTCACCACCACCTGCAAATTCCACAAGGTCAGTGATCACAAGTTTAATCAAGGTGGGAGACAAGCCCTTCTTGTTTTTGAATGTCCATTCATAGACACCCACCAAAGCTTTGGCCTTGCTGCCATTACCCACATCTTCCTGAATCTCATCACCATCCACATCAAATGCTTTGATGGGGCGGTTCTTAGATTTGCAGGTGATGTAGCGCCCCATATCAGCCTTCTTCTCTTTGTCTTCTGACACGCTGATGCCCATCTCTTCCAAGGCAGCAACAGCAGCATCTGACAAGTTACAAAGATTGACTTGGTAAGCATTGCTCAACTCATTCATCTTGTTCAATTGTGCCCAATAAATGTCACACTTAATTTTCACTTTTGGTTTTTCACTCATTATCAATTTCCTTTATCAAAATCCACTAGTATCGTCAGTGGCATTCACGCCAGTTGTTGCCAATCTTTCCCTCAGCATCTACTGGACACCTAAATTGTAGCATCTCACCAGCTTTTGTGGCAGCAGCTTCAATTATTTCTACAGCTTGTTGTGCATGTGCAACATCCACTTCCCATTGTGTTTCATCGTGGACAAAGGCAACCAGCTTAGCATCTATACCTGCCTCAGCAATGCCCTTTGTAGCCTCTACAAGCCACTGTTTTGCAATGATGGCACCTGCGGATTGGAGCAGGGTGTTGAGGGCTGCATGCTCCGATCTTATCCATACACGCCTGCCGTCTAAACCGGGAAGATTTCCCTTGGTCATAAACTTCCCAATCTTCTTCTTCAAAGAAGCAAGGCCGGGAGTGTTATTGACAAAGCTGTCTATCAGCTTCCTACCTCTGGTGCTGTTGCCACCAACAATGGAGCCAGCCTTTGCTGCACCTGCACCATACAATACCCCATAGGTGAGGGTCTTTGTTACATTCCTTGCCTTCTTG